AGTAGTGTGCTCCACTGAATACCTTTTATAAAGTAAATGATTTAATTCTATTAGTTTGCTGTCCCCTACCACCCACCCATTTAGCTGCTATAATATTAGCTTTCGAAGAAATATACTCTACTACATTTCTCATTAGGTTGACATCCTAATCCTATTTCTTATCTGTCCCCTACCACCCACCCATTAAGCTGTTATTGTTGTGGGTTCTTAAAACCCTTTTTGGATAGCCAATTGCGACCAAATTAAAGAAGTAAAATTTGTAATTTAGAGCCTAATTGTGACATTTTGTATTCACGGAAGTTTGATTCCAAACTTCTGCAGGAATACTCTTGCGGTGTCGCTGAGACCACCTCTTCCCCATTTGAGTTGTTCAACATCCTTCAGGCTTTTGGCTATGGCAACAGTTTTTTGCGACATCCATTTGTCTGCAGTCAAGGAACCATAGCGTTGCCTTAATGCCTTTTTTAGGTACTGTGGATCCATCATTCCATGCTTGACTCTGTAGATGCCAATTGTCAGCGGGTAAAAGTTGAATGTTTCCAAGAACATTTCTGTCCCTGGAAAGAATGCCAGGTATATTTCTGCCCCATTGTCCCATCTGATTCCGTTAGACTCAGCTATTGGGTTGATGACAGTTGTCTTGATCAATTCCCTCTGAGCAGCATCTTCATTTTCCTTAAACTGCTCTAACACCCATCTAGCCAGATACCCTGACAGCCGGTGGATGGTAAGATCGTTGTTATCAATTGGGTTGTTCCTGTTTCCAGGAAAATGATTATTGACGATCTCCACCTGCCACTCTCCAAATTTAGGACTAGCCTTCCTCTCCGGCTTACGAGCGAGAGCAGCCTTGGCCTTAGCGGCATTAAGGAAAAAGATCCTAACGGAATGGAGATTGATTGATTCTCCATGTTTAACACAAAAGTCCACATACCCTGCATCAGGATCAAATCCATTTGCACCGGTGGATGCGACATCATAAAAGACTAAATCAGACATTACACTTCCAAATTAATCCTCTCGGTATCCCAAGTTATAACAAAATGCTTTCAAAGTATTCAAGTGGAGTACACTACT